AAAAGTTAAAGTTTCGTTATAGTAATAACCTGAGTTAGCTCCTACTTGTAACTCCTCCGTCCAAGATGCTGTATCCTTATGAACCGTTAAAGCATATAATCCTTTATACGTCTCGAAAGTGATAGCGTCGATTTCTCCGGTAACAGTTTCAGTAAAAGCAGTAATTTCTGACTTATTCCCTACGTAAATCTTATCTTTTTCGATTCCCGGTACGTTAAAAGTCTCGTCGCAAGATGGTCCTACCCAACCCGCTGTAATTAAACATTCTGCCATTTTAATATCTTTTTAAAAGGGAGGCGCGAACCTCCCGTTAATAAATCTTATTTCTACTAGTAGTTAGATACTACAACTTGAGAAGGGAAATGAATTTGGAAACCTGCAGCGAATCTACCTTTAACCCAGATGTTCTCCATATACTGGTCCATTCCTACTTTTAATTCCATTTCTTCTCCTTCTACGTCTACAGCTAATACTAAATCAGACTCTTTGATAAGTACTAAGTAATCTGTTCCGTTTAATCCCGGGATACCTTCGATAGCGATGTTAGTACCGTCTACGAATCTCTTCTCGAATCCTTGGTTATAAACTACAGTACCTTTGTTATCTCTGTATCCTCTTTCGTACATTTTAGCTTTATCGTCTCCCATTAATACGTACCATCTCTCATCTTGGATAGTAGAGTAAGCGTCTACTGGAAGAGCGTCGTATAAATCTTCTACTTTCTCTACGATGTTAGACTCTGTTAAAGCACCTGCAGTTAAAGCTTGAGCAGCTGGAATACCTCCACTTGCAATCTCGTCTGCGATTACTTTGTTAAGTCCGTTTAAGTGGTCTAAAGAACCTAAAGCGTTAGGTGCAGTAGCTTTGTTCCCCTTAACTAAAACTTGCTCCATCATCTTACCGATAGCTCTATCTAAAGAAGCCATTAACTCAGCCTCTAAAGGTGCTAATCCTTCGTAATCTTGTCCTGAAGGCATAATTTGACGAGTAAACTTCTTCTCTAAGTCTCTTACACAGTAAGAAGTGTTAATCTTTAAAGACTCTACAGTAATGTCTCTCTGCTCGATGTTTAAATCACCTGAAGCGTTGAATCCACAAGCTTCTCCGTTTTGTAATAGGTCGTAGTCGTGTTCTACGTCTGGTAATTTGTGCGCTCCCGGTTTGAATCCAGTATACACAGTAGCTAATCCTGCTAGTCTTGACTTCATTACAGACTTAGCAAAAAATGTAGATGCGTGTTCAGTAGTATAATCTGATAACGCTGTTAAATCAAATGCCATTTTTTATTATTTTTTTAAGTTTCTAAATACGTCTTTAGCCGTTTCTTTTTTATTCTCGATAGTTGGCTCTACTACCGGAGTTAAATCTTCTCCTACCTCTTCTTTAAGCTTCTCGTTTAAGTCCTTTACTTCGTTCTTAAAAGATTCGTTAAGCTCTTGAGATTTCTTAAGCATTTCGAAAGTCTCCTCTAAAGTTTCTTTTAAGTCTTTGTTCTCAGACTCTAAATCAGCTTTAACTTCTTTTAAAGCTTTAACCTCATTAGATACTTCAGCGTAACGCTCATTAAGTTCGTTAGAAGCGTTTTCTAACTTGTTAGATAAGAAAGCCTTAACCTTAGCTAAGATTCCTTCTTCTTTTTCTTCGATAACTTCCTCAACTTCTTCTTCAGTAGCTTCGTTAGTTACCTCTTGAGTCTCCTCTAAAGTTTCTTCCGTAGCCTCTTCTAAATTAGCTTCAACAGTTACCTCTTCAGTAGTTTCCTCTACTTTTAATTCTTCTGCCATTTCTAAATTATTAGGTACATTTTTAAAATTCTTAACTAAACCAGTAGTAGCCTTTGCAGCTACCGCTAGACCTTCCGTTAATCTAGTAGCAAAACCGTACTCTAACGCCTCCGCACCAGTTAACCAAGTCTCTTCATTCATTAAAGCAGTTAAACGCTCTCTTGATAAATTAGAGTTCTTTTCGTAGATACTTAAGATAGTCTCTTTAATCTTATCTAAAACGTCCGCTTGTTTTCTTAAGTCCTCTGCTTCTCCTCCTGCCATTGTCCACGGATTGTGAATCATAAAGAAAGCGCTTTCGCTAATCTCTAATTCATCAGCACCTAATGCAATAACAGTCGCAATACTAGCAGCTAAAGAATTAATCTTAACAGTTACTTTATTAGGTAAACCTTTTAAGTAATTGTAAATCTCGATTCCTTCGAAAACAGAACCACCCGGAGAGTTAATATTAACTAAAACCTCTTCAGTAGGATTACCTATCATATTAGATAGTTCGTCCTTAAGTTCTTTAGCGTAGATTCCCCATCCTCCAATCTCGTCGAATAAATCTACCTCTACTTGATTATTAATCTTTTGTGCTTTATACCACATATACTATAATATTATAAACTTTATTTAATTTAATTTTTTACGTACTGTAAATTAACTCTTATAATTATTTACCCATTTATAAACTGCTGACTCCGATACCCCGTATTTAATACTTAAATCAGTATATAAGTCCTGATTCTTAGCTTCTGGGTTATCTTCTTTAAGCTTTCTATAGTCAGCGCATAATAAGTATTTATTTAATCCTCTAGGGTCTAATAACCCTTCTTTAAAAAGAGTTTCTACGGTTTTAAAGTCTACGTTTAATAGTGTCGCTAGTTTTTCTTTGTTAGTCATTTTATAAAGTTGAGTTGTTTTCTATTTCGCTTATTCTAGTCTGAGCCTCGTTAATCTCTACTACAGATACCGTAGGCTTCATATCTATACTATTAATAGCTTTTAATATATCGCTATTTAAAGAGTTAGGAGTCGATATAGTCGAAGGATTAGGTAGTATACCACCTCTAGCGAATTTTTTACCTCCTCCGGCTTCATTAATAGCAGATAGAATACCTCCATATTTCTTAGTAGATTTCTTATTAATAACCGCTTCTCCACCTTCTAGCTCTCCGAAAGGTGTTTTTATACCTCCTTGAGCGTGACTTGGTCCGTTTAATATACCTCCTTTAGCGAATTTCTGACTCTGAATAGTTGCTACTTGTGCTAAAGCGTTAGCCGTAGCTATACCCGTCTGAATAATACTAGCCGTAGTACCGGTAGCTCCGAAGGTAAATGCGTTACCCGGTTGAGTAATAGAAGAGTTAGTAGTCCAGATATTCTGAATCTGAGAAGCTAAATCTACTAATACCTTAGCCTTCGCCCAAGCTTTAATCTTTTCAGCGTTAGCCTTTCTTGCATCTTCGTCTCTCTGTAAGAAAGCTATAGTACTTCCTATTAAGTCCTGAGTCTGATTAATTAAGAATCCAGTAATTTCGTTTCTAACCTGAGCTTCTCTCATTTTAGCCTCCGTTAACCTCTCTTCTTCTCTTATTAATCCGTCCGTAGTCTCTCCGGCTTGTTTTAAAAGTTCAGCTCTTTTTAATCTTGCAAATTCTATATCTGGGTCTTCGTTTATATCCTTAGTATCGTCTACGAATGTATTAAAGAATGGGTCTTCATCTTCGTTAAATCCTTCCGCGTCGCTAATACCTTTAGAAAGTTCTTTATAAAAAGCTAACTGTTTATTTACGTTTTTAATCTCTTCTCCGATAGCCATAATCTCGTCTACCGTTTTAGCCTTCTTTAAATTCTTTCCTAAGTTCTTTAATTTTTCCTCTAAATCTGCTATTAACCCTAAAGAGTCGTCCTCTTCTCCGGTTCTGCTAGATATCTCGTTATTTACGTCTCTTAATAACCCTTTTAAGACCTTTAAGAACCCTATAGCGTTATCTTTTTCTTCTCCGGCATCGAATACAGATACTTGCTCTTCTAAGTCTTTAATTCTATCGGTTAAGTCTTTAGCGTCGGTCTGTAAAGAGAATAAATCTAAACTACCTAACCCTTCTCTATAAGCTTCGGCAGAACCTAAGAAAGCATCCATTGCAGCCTCTTTCAACTCTCTAAGTCTTTCGCTTTGAGCCTCCGTAGGGTCTGATAATAAATCTAGCTCCTCTTCTAACTCTTCAAAAGCTTTCTTTAATTCCGGAGTTACGTTAGTTAACTCGTCTACTATCGTTTTACGCTCTATTAAAGCTTTATTAGTTCTTTTAACTCTTTTCTCTACCTCTTCCTCTTCATCACCCCATAAGGACATAACAGATATTAAAGTAGTAATACCTCCTACTAATAACCCGATAGGATTAGATTTAATAGTAAGGTTTAAGAGTTTCATAGCTCTAGTTACGTTCTTTAACCCTCCAGAGAAAGCGATAGAAGCAATCCTAGCTGTAACAGTAGAAGCCGTATAAAGCTTAGTAGCTAAGTTAGTAGCGATTATAGTAGCCTTATAAGCTACCCAAGTCTTAACCCCTATAGCTATAACCTTAAATAGATTCTTAACCGCGTTAGTAAAGGTTTTTACATCGTCCTCGTCGATAGAGTTAATAAAGTCTGATATACTTTCTATAATATCTCTTAAAGTACCTTTAGAACCGCTAAACTTAAGTATTAACTCTTCGTAAGCCGACCTTAAACGCTTTAAAGCACCTTGTAAAGTATCTCCAGATTTATCAGCTAACTCTTGAGCTGTATTAGCAGTATCGCTATAGTCCTCTCTAAGTTTTTCTAAGCTATCCGATTGGTCTGCGAATATCTGTAAAGCGGTAGCACCTCTAACTCCTACTAAATCTGTAGCCTTACCTAATTTATCAGTAGAATTAGCTACTTTATCCATAGCTTCCTCTAAAGTTAAACCTTGTTTGTTAAGTTCTATAAAGACTCTTCTTAACTGAGTCCCTGCTATACTTCCAGATATACCGTTATTAGCTAAAACACTTAATAGAGCCGTAGTCTCCTCTAAAGTCCTTCCAGTAGATTTAGCAGAAGGTGCTACTAGCTTCATAGATTCTTGGAACTTCTCTATATCTAAAGCAGACGATGCGAAAGAGTCAGCCATTACATCGGTTACTCTAGTCATTTCTGAAGCGTCTAAACCAAAAGCTCTAAGAGTAGAAGCAGATACCGTTGCAGCCTGAGCTAAGTCTATCCTAAAAGCTGTAGATAGGTTTATAATACCTGATGATGATTGCTGTATCTCCTTCGAAGTAAAACCTAATTTAGCAAGTTCTAACTGTAGTCCGGCTACTTGTTCAGCCGTAAATACCGAAACCTTAGCTAATTCTCTAGCTGATTTCTCTAAACCTTTTAACTCTTCGTCTGTAGCGCCAGAAACCGCACCTACATCCCTAATAGCTTGTTCAAAGTCTATAATTACTCCTACAGCACCTTTAAAAGCTTGAAAGACTCCTCCGATAGCAAAAGCACCGGCTAAAGCACCCCCTACTCTTTTAAAAGCTGTAGTAACTCCTTGACCTACTCTAGTAGCTAAAGACTTAGTTTCTCTTAACTCTCTGTTAAACCTTCTAATAGTAGCTTGGTTCTTAGTAATCTCGCTTCTAAGCTCTTCAAACCTTTTAGTACCTACTTTAGTACCGTCTAACTCCTTCTTTAATTCCTTAGTCCTTTTCTTTAAGGTTCCGAAGTCTTTTATTACATCACCGGTATCTATATTAATACCAAAAAATATTTCCTCTTTAGCCATTAAACTATTTGTATAAATTCACACTTAACCGACTCAAAAACTCCGGCTTTATAATCTTCTACCTTATTAAGATAATAATAAACTCCGTTAATCAGCTTAGGCTTTCTAAAATCTAAGTTTACTATATCTACTCCGGTTAATCTCATATACGCAGTATACAATCTAGCGTTATTAAATTGTCTTATCTGTTCTCCGTAATATCTACTAACTAACCCTCTATCGTTTTCTTGAATAGACTTATCTACCTCGTTTAAATCCTTAAAGCTTAAAGATACGTCGAAAGGACTAGAAACCCTTTTAATGAAGTAAGCTGAAGGGTACTGAGTTTTTAACACAGACTCGAATGTAAAGTTACCGTCTTTTAAACCTTCGTAGATTAATAATCTAGGATTTAATTCTATTTCTTTTCCAGTAGATTTAAAGTTATTAATCAGTTGAGGCATATATAGACTTCCACCTGCTGTCTGGGTAATACGACCACTTCCCACACTTCCAGAGAAGCGAACACTTGCGACTTTCTTTTCATCTTTTAAAAATTCGTTATCTAATAGTCTACTATCGTCCGTAAGATTAGTTTTCCAAATATCTTCGAAGTTCTTTAATAACTGGTCGTTATCGTCTTCTTCGTACTCAAAGACTAAATCTCTATTTAACTTCTCATCTAACTGCTCTATAGTTTGCTTCTTAGATACGTCTATCTTCTCACTCCAATCCTCTGCTTCTTCTATAGGTTTATAAAAGTCATCTCTATGGAAAAACTCTACCGTTTTAGCTCTATCGTTTGTAATATGCACTAAGTTAAATAACTGAACGAAGTACTTAATAAACGAGTCTTGCTTCATATCGTAAACAAAGTCCTTAATACTTATCTCTTCTCCGTTAGCTAAAGGCGCATAAACCGGAGTAATATTTAAGTTATTAGAACCTACGTCTATCTTAGGGTTAGGATTATCCGAGTGAACTACTACTCTAACGTAATTACCCTGAGCTATAGCAGTCTCATCGAAAGATGTCGATAATTCTACGTTATTAGAGTTAGAAGGTAGGCTTATAGTCTCCGAAGCTAACTCGCTTACAAACGATAGAGCCGGAGTAACTTCTTGTACCCTTAATACTATATTATTAGATATTATCTGCGAGTTCTTAAGTATAACCGAAGCCGTACCAGTATAAGTACCGTCTAAGAAAGGTGCTACGTAGTAAGTACTAGACAGCATATTAGAACCCCCGTCGAAGTCTGTATCTGTAAATAGTAAGTTAGTGTCTTGGTTTTCTAACCTTCTAGGAAAGTACAAACCGTAAAAACTACTAACCTCTACTCTATTCTCGTTTAAGGTATCCGAAGAAGTAGCTAACTCGGTATTAATAGCCGGTAAGATTAAGTCTCTAAACTCCTGACGAGCGAAGAAACCTTCTTTTAAAGTATAACCTATATTTCTAAAAATCTTTCTAAATACGTAGTAAACGAATACGGAAGGTAAAAACTCTTCTACTTGTATTAAAGACCCTTCATTTAAGCCGTTAAAATAACCGTAATTAATAAGAGGGAAGGTATAACCGTTATCTCTACCGTTATAAGACCAAGAAGCCTCTACGTTAGTAGGGTTATAGGTAAAAGTATCGTAGTTTAAATCTCTTATATTCTTGTCCTTGATTAAAGCTCCCCAATCGGATAAATCAGAGTAAAGAATAATATTATAAACCCAATTCTTACCGTCGCTAATATCTACGCTCTTAAGCTGCATAGAACCCTCTAAGTATCTAATACCGTCCTTTTCTATAATTGCAGGTACTCTCTTATTTCTATCGAAGAACCCCTCCGCGTTAATCTTAAAACTATGTCCTAATAAAGAATCGTTCTTTTTAGTTCCCGGTATCTTAACCGTTTTACTATAAGTTCCATTACGAGTCGATATATCCCTAAAGTCGTTTATAGAAAACGTAAGAGGTATAAAGAAGTCGTAAGGGTTAAACTTATCTAACTCGTATATATTTAAAGGTGTAGCCATTAATTACGTTGTATTATTTTTTCATAAGCTAGTTCGTACTCCATAGTTACATTATATGAGTACTCAGCTAATTTCTCTACTCCGAAAGTAGTATTAACTTGAACAGGTAATCTATATCCGTCTACCACTAAGTAAACCTCTGGAGATTCTACTAAAGTTAGTAACCAGTCTCTTTCTTTCTTAGATACGATTCCACTATTAACCGTGTATACGTCTTTAGTCTCTACTCCGAAAGTAGTTACTGAACGCTCAGGTATAGACCTAACAGCGTTTAATACTCTCTTAAAAGTTCTCTTTTCTACGTCAATATCTCTAACCTCTTTACCCTTAAAAGTAAAAGCGTCTATACCTCCTAAAGAATTAACCCACTCGAAACGTCTTTCTACTCTAGTAGGTGAACAGTCGTTTTCTATTATAAATGTCCTTAAGTCAGCTAAAATAAACTCATCTATTCTAGCTTGAACCGTATACTTAACTACGTCGCTAGTGATATAAGCGGATAGGTTACTTGGTCCTACAGGTACGTTATAAACCCCTTCTAAGTTAGTAGTAGTATCCGTATCTATTACTATGATATTAGTAGCTATTAAAGAGCCTTGATTATCGTAAGTTCTTAATACGTAATCTAAGTTAACTGCTATCGGATTAGGACCACCATTATAAGTCTGAGTAGCATTAATAAAGCTCATCTGGTAAGAGTCGTTACTACTTAATCTAACCTCCTCTGGTTGAAGAGTAAGCCAGTTATAAGCCGAAGCACCGTTAAATAAAGCATTAGTACTATAAAAGTCGCTAAGATTATAGTTAACAGAACTTATAGAGAAGTCGTTCATAAATACGTAAGGAATAGTAGAGTTAACCGCTGTAAAAGGGTTGCTACTATCATCCGTAAAGCTAGTTAAAGTTAAGGTAGCGATACCGTTACTAATAACATCATATTCCTCTGCATACTGAATATAAACCTCCTTGCTTAAATCTACCGAAGTAGATGTAGTAGAAGTACCTAAAGCTAATAAGTCAGAACCTAAATACTCTTGAATAATAGAGCTTAAATCGAATATAAACTCGTTATCGAAGTTACGTCTAGTCCTAAACCTTACTACGAAGCTACCGGAGATATAAACGTCTACTACAGCGTTGTAGTTATTATAGTACTTACTAACCTCTACAGCTTGTTTAAGTATTCCCGGTAAGGTAGTCTCAGTAGTTACTGGAGTATCTATAAAGAACCCCGTTACACTAACCCCTTCAGTACCGTTATTAATAGAACTAACTCTATGTACTCCGTTATAAACTCCTGCATTCTCTAAGTAAACGTAATCTCCTACTACTAAAGGTAAAGGCTGAGTTCCTACTAAGATGTCTTCTCCTGAGTTATCCGAACCAAATAAAGTACCATTACTATCTATTTCGCTACTAATACTATTAGGAGATAAGTCCGAAGTAAATTTATACTCTACCGGTAAATAAGCTGCACTATAGCTGTCCGGTCTTTGAGTTACCGTTAAAGCCATATTAGTAAGCTAATAAAAGTTCTACATCACAAGCAGCAGTATCCGCCTGAGCTTTAATGTTATCGATATTAGAGAAAGAAGCAAAAGCGCCCTCTGTAGCTGATACACTTAACTCCCTTGTGTTAAATACGAAAGCTTTTCCTGCACCTAACTTAACATCCATAGTAGCTCCTCCCGTATCCGATAGTCTTAACCTTACGAAGTTAGTACCGTCTCTGTTAATTACTATTAAGTAGCTTAAGTCCGTTAATGAAGCAGGTCCGACTGCTCCTAAGTTAGCTAAAGTAGTCTCTGAAGTAGGTACGTTTACTGTCTGTAATACTGCGTCTTCTCCCGTTAATGTTATACTCTCGTTATTACTTACCGCGTAAGTAGTTCCGTTGATAGTTACGGTAGCACCGAAAGTAGTTGATAATATTGTACTCATCTATTTAAAATTTTTCTAATTTCTAAAGTTACGTCTTCTTTACCTGTATTTAATATAAGGGTTTTTAAGTTACCTTTAAACTTATCTATATTATTTCTGAAGATATAAGTAGGTTTAATACCTCTCTTCTTAATCTTATTAGCGATAGCGAAGGCTATAGACCTTACACTACCCTCGTCCGTTATTCCTAGCTTAGTAGTTACCCATCTTTCTAAAGGCGCTATAGGAGGTCGTTTACCGGGTTTTCTTCCCTTGTCTACAAACTTCCAATAACTTTTAGCTTTAAACCTAACCGATACTATACCTCCTAACTCGGAAGCTTCTACCCTTAAAGACTTCGCTAAGTCTCCGGTAGCGTTCTTATTTTCTTTATTAAGGTCATCTATAATACCATCTATCATATCAAATCCGGCTATCTTAACCCTAATAAAAGTCTGTGAAAAAGGTCTAGGCATCGAATACATCGTCGTTGCAACAAGTGCTAAAACGTACTTGCTCGGTTATTGTAAAAGATACCTGCCACCCTGTATGGTTCTTATCCTCGTCGTCTATTAAAGGTAAAACGGTAAAGTTATCTTGAATAGTCCAATCTGCTCTCTCGCTCTCGTTATCGTAGGTTAAAATAGTATCGTTAAAGTCCGTAATAAAACGGCTTATAATCTGGTCTAATATCCTTTGAGTAGAATCTAAGGTAGTATTAACCTCGTCCATAGTTCTCTCATCTGATAATATATCTATAATCTCTACTACTAGATTCCAATTATTAACAAAGAACCCTTCTCTAGCTGACTTAGTTATGCTAACCGGGTCTACTACTAAAGCCGGATAAGTTAATTCAAAGTCTGTGTTAAACTCCGAAGCCAACCCCGTGTAAAAAGTCTTAATAGCTTTATGTTTAGTAGCTAAGTCTTTAAAGATATTTTGTACTGTGTTTAAATTCATTACTTATTATATTTTATATCGCATTCGTTTTTCTCTTGCTTAATCAGTAAGTAGGTAAAAACCTCTCCTACTTTATAATCTGTTATCTTTTCTTTTTCCCCGAAAATAGCGCTAATAATCGCTTTATCCTGAGCCAAACTATAGACGGTAAGTAAGCTACCATACTTCCTACTAATAACGTCATAACCCGCTTTAAGTTCTTTAGCTTCGTACTCTTTATTAAAGAGAGGTTCGAATCGTTTATAGATAAGAGAAGATTGGTCAAAAAAAAACTACGTATTCTATAAGCTGTTAATACGTCTAGCTGTTTAAATAGCTCATACTTCTCGTCCGTATCCTTGTAGTTGTATTCCTTACCTTCCTCTAATATAAAGAACGCTAACAGCTTTCTAATAGCTAATAATGGCTTGTCTCTATAGTTGTCCTCTATCTTCTTAATATCCCAGTATTGACCTGCTTTAATACTGTTAATATCACTAGGAACTATAAACCTTCTATCGTTAATTAAGAACTCTCCCACCGGTTCGGTATCAGATTCTAGGTCTTTAGTATTGAATAAAACATCAATCTGACTTACTAAAAATTCGATTTCTTGCACGTCGCACCTTTTTACTAGCTCGATGTCTAATCCAGATAGCGTAGAAAATATCTCTAAGGAGTCCATTTCTTCGTTTATCTTCTCGTAAGTCTCTAAAGTTAGTTCGTTCCAACTCTCAGGCATAGTAAAGTCTATCCTTTCTCCTTCTCTTTTTAAGTGTCCTTTTACCATAGTTCGCTTGTATCTTCGATAATATCTATAGGTTCGTATTCTAAAACCTCGTAAAATATAAAAGCTAGACCACTCTTAGGTAATCTAGCGTCGTGCCAATCTCCATTATCATCTAAATAAGCTTCGAATGGCTTAGGTTCATAATGAGGAGAGTACACTAAGTACGTTCTGTCCGTCTCAGGTAATCCGTGTTCTTTAATCGATATCACTTTTATAATCGTTTTTATAATACTCTAATGCTTTAACGTAAGCTCTAAATAGCTTATTAACGTAGACTCTAAATAGTACTGGGTTTATCCTACCTCTACCTATAATAGAATCAGAGTACATATCAATCTTGACATCTACTCCTTTCTTTTCCCTAATATACCACTCTACAACGCTTGTAAGCTGCTCTACTGTAGCGCTATATTGAGTCTCTTGTATAGTCTTGTTAATATTCATTACTTAAAGATATTAAACTTTTCTGACTTATTCCTAATTAAATAAATTCTTTTTAAGGTACTTTTTAGACGTTCTAACGAACTTTAAATATAAAATAGTATTATCTATTAACTAAGTCTTAGAAAACGTCTTAAATCGATTAAAATAGAAATTGTAGTTTGTAGGACGTTAGTCCGTGCTTGTGTGTCACGCGACTATTACTCTTAACTTAAACTTATATTAAGCTTTAACTTGTATTAAACTTTAATTTAGAAAGACTTACGTAATAGTTCGAAAGGCTTTTAAAGGGTTCGAAAGGGTTTAAAAGGGTTCGAAAGGATAAAACTACCTATTATTTAAGTAGTTAGCTTTTTATGATGTTTTATACTTATTCAGATTTTATAGAGGTATACCGTTATTAATTTCGCATAGTTTAAAACAGTTTTTTGTTGGTTTTACTAATCAGACTTAATAAAAAAAGAGAGGCTGGTTAAACCTCTCTAAACATTAAAAAATAAAGTTATGAATGAACGTCTTTTAACCTATTTTAAATTGTATTGTTTATAATACATTAACACGCTTTTTAGCTTGTTTTGAATGGTTTGTTATACACTTAGTTTGTCATTTTTTTTGTTTCCACCAATCTTTAACTGATATTCCATTATTACTATAAGTTAAGTCATTAGCTTCATACTTAGTCAAAGCACAAAGAGTCCTAACTATACACTTAACATCATAAAGACTTAAATACCCGAACCAACAAACCTCTTTATACCCTTTATTTATAAAGGAATCACATACTCTGTATCTAATCTCCCCTAAAGTTAAGTAAGCATCAGTTTCTTTATTCTCTCTATTCATATCTTCTCCATTTTAATACTTTCATATCTTCTCTATTTTAATTGTGTCTTTCATAGGATTACCTAAATCATCTACCTTGTAAGATATCTTATGTTTAACACTTGTTTTTTCATCAATGTCAAAATTCGTAATCCATTCAATATTTATTGGTTCGGGTTTGATTCTGAACTTAAAGCCTTTATCAAAATTAAATTCTAATGAAGCTAAATCTAAGTAATCATAATTACGCCAAATTGAACCACTTAAACATTGAACTTTTTTACCTTCGTCGATAGCCTTTAAGACTTCCCATAGTTTTAATCCTTTCATAATTTGTCGTTTTTATCAGTCAATAACACGCTTTTTAGCTTGTTTTGTATCATTTATAATACATCTTTTAATCATAATCTTCTACTTCAATCATTGTATGGTCTAATCGGATGAATTTATCTGTATAAATACATCTTCTAACATAATCTTTATCGTTTCTAAAGAACTCTTGTGATTGTAGCCATTTACCTCCTGCAAAGTAAGCGTAGTTATAAAGCTTAACCATTTTCTTAGGCTCTTGGTATGGTTGAAGGTTCCAGTTTCTGTTGCTATAATTATATGATTCAGCATATTCGCTAATACCATCTTCATAAATAAAAACCTCTTTACTCAAATGTGTTATAGTAATAGCTTCAGTCCATTCTTGTTTTTTGTACTTCTTTCCAACTTCTAAAATAGTTCCGTTTTCTAATGTTTTTGTTTTCATAGTTTATTTACTTTTTTAGATATTTTCTTAATTAGTGTCACAAATAATGTCAATTTTCGGGACAATAATTAATTTCTAACTCCCTTATTTTCAGCGTGATTAATTTTTAATATAAATCGTCTATCCAAGACTTAGTACCGGTTAAATCGAAGTAAGCTCTCATCATAATCGTATCAGCGACATCGGGAGAACGTCCTAATAGTATCTTAATATTTTCTTTCCCTTCTACGGCTTTCTTACCGTCCTTATCGAAGTCTTTTTGTCTAACCATATCTAGCTCTTCGGCTAGTTCCTTCTTTAACGAATGGTCTTTAATGTATATCTCTTTATCTCTTACTTTATCGGACAACTTAAAATAGCATTGGCTTTTAAGGTTAGCGAAGTTTTCTTTAACTCCTTCTACTTTTAAAGGTGTAGAGTTGTTTACAAATCCTTTGCAACGTAATATATCTACTACTCCACCTCCTACTCCGTCTTCATCGGCTATTACTCTCGACATCGGTATATAATTCTCGTTAGCTAGTTTACGGACCGTATTAGCTGTAACGTCTATTCCTGACGATTCTAAGGCAATAGACTTTTCTAACCTCCAACCGTTCCAGAGAGCTATAATAGTTTTATCCTTACCGTATCTAGCGACATCGCAAGTAATATACTTCTCTCCCTCTTCTACGAACTCGTTAGTAAACATATCTAAGATATCCTCATAAGCAAATAGTTTAGCTAAGTCATCGGAGTAATCCCAGTTACCGTATAAAAGCCTCTGCTTACTTGCTTCGTCTAATTTAGATAGAGATTCAGCGTAAGACTTATGAAGGTGCTTATTATCCGTTAATAAGGCTTGTATAAACTTTCTATGCTTAGGTAATCTATTCTCTCTATCCGGTTTAAAAAACGTTTCGTATACCCAACCTTTCGCAGGGTTACAAGTCATAAAGAGTTTAGGAGTTAAATCAAAGTCCGTAAGCTTATAACGTATCCTAGACATTACTACGTTTTTAGCCTTCTCTACTACCTGATTACACTCGTCAATAAACGCACCGGTAATTTCTAACGAACCTAAAGAGTCAAAGTTAGGGTCTGAAGGGTAATGGAATAAATCCTTTAGAATAACCTGAGAACCGTTTTTAAAAGTAATCGTTTTTTCGTTAGCGTTATAGTTATATTCTTTAGCTATACCTAGCAAAGAAGCTACATCGAAGAAGGAATTAAGAGTAGTCTTTTTAAGAGCGTCTAGTTTAGCTCTACCCATAAGCCAACGAGACCCTTCATAATTAAAACAATTATTAATAATCCAAAGAACCCCGAAGAAGGACTTACCTCCTCCGGCTGCACCTCCGTATAATATCTCTACTGTCTCCTTATCGGTTAAGTATTTATACGCTAGAGCTTGTTTCTTTGTTAGTTTTAGACTAGGCTTCGCCATAAGTACGAGTTCTTCTAAATTTAGCTCCTACGTATCTAAACGAGCTACTATATCTAATCTCGAAAGGCATAGCGCTGAACTTAGTTCTAAGCTCCTTTCTTTTTCTTCTATTTTCTTCTAATAATTTACTCCTCATTATCTTCGTCTGACTCTACACCAATGTTAATTTGTATTCTTTCTCCTTCGCTAGTAACGTCTTTCTTATCAGGCTCATTTACTCCGGTTAACTTAGCCATATCTGCTAAAGCTTTTCTAGCTACTTCTTTTTCGTCGTCCTTTAAAGCTTTCTTATAAAGAGCAAATAACCTAGCGTGGTGGCTCTCAAATATAGCATCTCTATCTTTAGAGAACTTATCTTTAATAATTTCTTTAGCTCTCGCCCAATAAACATCGGATTGTCTAGACTCTATATTATAAACTTCTTTACAGTAAATAACCCACTCGGCTCTACTTGAATTATCATCTAATAAAAGCTCTACAGCTTTGTTAATTCTTTTCTCTGC